GCCTTCAAGATTGCTGGTATTGGTAAGGTAGAGTTTGACCTTGATGCAAACCAAGGCAGTGTCTTTGCTCTTGATGACAAAGAAAAGGCTACCGTTCGTATCTTCGCCTCGAAGCACTATGGTGGTGATGTTACTGCAATGATTGCTGATCGTGGCCGCCGTATGTCTGCCTTTGATCGTGGTCAGGTAGAAGCTGCAGGCTTGAAGCTTAACTTAGCCTACCAACAATACAGCCAGATCCAACGTCAGACACAAGGCTTGAAATTCTACTCGGACAATCTGCGTCGTCTTGGTGCAGATACCACTAAGTTTGACCAGATGATGATCCAAGAAACTCAACAACCTACGCAGGTTCCAGAGATTGGTACTCTGAAGAACCCGTGGCAGATTGTGTGGTCAGATAACACAGATGTTGACGAAAAGCTTTTTGAGTCTCTTGATATTGGTGAGTATTTCATCAACCGCAATGGCGATATTGAACAGAAGGTCCGGTGATATGGCAGGCATGTTCGGTGATCGTTCAAAGGTTGTCGTAAGAAATGGGCAACCCGTTCAGGAACAACAACCACAACAGGACCAACCTGTAGTAGAACAAGAACGTCAGAACTTTGCTGACATCATGGAAGCCCTGGCTCGTCAGGATGCAGCTACTATCGGTGCTCTTCGTGAATCACTAGGCATCACTCAGTCTCGGACTACACCATTTGGGGCAAGACCTGCTACGTCTGCACCAGAAACGTCATTACGCCCACAGCTAAGACCAGAAGCACCTACTGAGTCTCTACGTCCACAAGCAAGACCAGAGCCTGTTCAGCCTAGCCCAGCCCCACAGGCCATGACAACGGCACCTAGTGCCCTTAACTTTGGTATACTAGACCAAGCACCTCAAGCTCCTGCTGCCTCTGGTGCTGCTCCTACGATGCCAAATCTTCCCGAAATGCAAACCCCGTCTGACCAAGTAGACCCAACTCAACCTGAAAGAACGGTAGTAACAGCAGACCTTACTGGCATTCCAAAAACATTCTTACGTGACTCAAGTGATCGTCCTTTGAATGATGTGCAGAAGGAAAACCTAGCCTTTGCCTACAACCATGCTGTAGCTAATGGACTGGAAGGTGATGAGCTTAACGCTTATATGGCACAGCTTGCCCATGAATCATCCAGCTTTAAGACTGTAGAAGAATATGCGTCGGGTGTTGCCTATGAGAACCGTAAAGACTTGGGTAATACCCAAGAAGGTGATGGCAAACGTTTTAAGGGTCGTGGTTTTATTCAGCTTACAGGTCGGGCAAACTACGAAGCCGCAGGCAAAGAGCTTGGGGTAGATCTTCTAGCTGATCCTACAAAGGTAGCTACCGATAAGAACCTTGCAGCAGATGTAAGTCTGTGGTTCTGGAAAAAGAATGTAAGGCCTCGTGTACAAGACTTTAGCGATACACGGCGTATCACTAAGATCAGTAACGGCGGATATAATGGCCTAGAAGATCGCAAGAAGTATTTCAACTTATACAGCAGTTTAGCTGAATCTGTAAGGCCACAAGGAAGACCAGACGATCTGATGCAAAACCAAAGTGTGGCGAAATGAAACGGTTAGCTTTAACACTACCATTAATCTTTATCCTGAGTGGTTGCCTTAACCCTTTGTCACTGCTTGGTGGTGGTGGTGGCCCTAACGTAGCTGCCAATGTTCAAGCAGGTAAAGAAAACAACCAATCTGTAATTGACAATAGTGCTGATGTTAGTGGTGAGAACGTAAACATAGACAACTCACAAGTCTCTTCTTCTGGTAAAGTAGAGTCTATCAAAATCCTCAACCAAGACATTCCGATGTGGGTAATCGTTTTGCTGGTTCTTGGGTGGATGCTTCCTTCCCCTGCCGAAATCTGGAGGGGCTTCCTAAAAACAATAACACTGGGGCGTTACCGTGGATAAGAATGAATCTTGGCACCTGTCTAAATCTGTACCTTTGACTTTGATCTTTGCTATTGTTGGTCAAACATTTGCTCTAGTTTGGTATGTATCCTCACTGAACAGCAATGTTGAGACAAACATGAAAGACATAGCTCGTCATGAAATACGTCTAGAGAAACTGGAAGAGACAACCAAAGAGTTGTCAATCCTTAATGCACGTATTGATGAGAACATTAAAGCTATTAGAGAGATGATGGAGGATGGTCGTGGCCAGTAAGAAAGATCCAAGGCTAGAACGTGCTGGTGTTGAAGGTTTTAACAAACCAAAACGAACACCAAACCATCCGACTAAATCTCATGTTGTTGTTGCCAAAGAAGGTGACAAGATCAAGACCATTCGGTTTGGTCAGCAAGGTGTCACTGGTGACAAGAAGCCTACTGCACGTCAGAAAGCATTTAAGGCTCGTCATGCAGAGAACATCAAGAAGGGTAAGATGAGTGCAGCCTACTGGGCTGACAAAGTAAAATGGTAGATCCACTCACAGCCTTATCTCTGGCTGCTTCTGCCGTAAGTCAGATCAAACAACTGACACATGCTGGTCAGGATTGTTATTCTGCTTTGAGTAAGTTTGCTGGTGCTGTTAGTGACATCAACTATGCTGCAGAGAAAGCCAAGAACCCTAGCATATGGAAGTCTCTGACTGGCAGTGCAGAGGCAGAGGCTATTGAGATATTTGCTGCTCAAAAGAAAATAGAGCAGATGAAGAGGGATGTCGAAACCCTCATAAGCTATACTTACGGACAAAAAGGCTTAGAGCAATACAAAGATACACTACGTAAAGTTAGAGAACAACGCAAGAAAACTGAATACCGTAGACAAGAGGTCAAGGATGCCGTGATAACATGGACAATAGGAATCCTCTTGGTATCTTCTGCTGTGGCTCTCTTTGCTTTTGCTGTATACTTAATAGGTGTCAATCAAAACAAATGGTGAGGTGCTAGACATGCCGTTGAAAAAGGGCTATAGTAAGAAGACTGTCAGTGAGAATATCCGCACGGAAATGAAGGCTGGCAAACCCCAGAAACAAGCCGTGGCTATTGCATTGGACGTAGCACGTAAGGCTAAACAGAAGAAGAGGAAGAAATAATGGCTAAGAAACCCATGACAAAAAAGAAACCTCCCATGTTCAAACCATGTGCTGGTTGTCCTACCCCTGCTAAATGTAAAGCTGCTGGCAAGTGCATGAAGAAGGGTAAGTAATGGCCAAGGGTCTTTACGCAAACATCCACGCCAAGCGTAAGCGTATCGCAGAGGGCAGTGGTCAGAAGATGCGAAAGCCAGGATCGAAGGGTGCACCCACTGACAAGGCCTTCAAGAAAGCAGCTAAGACAGCTAAGAAGAAATAAAATAAGGCCCCTTGGTATTAAACCTTGGGGCCTTTTCCTTTATTAGACTTCTTCTTTCCATTGGTAGCAGACGTAATCCTTAACGAACAGTCCTTGGCTTTCTACCTGCATGATGCCACCTTGTAAGGTATAGACACATAGCTTCTCTTCGTTAAACAAAGCTGGATACATAAAGGTCTTACACTCGGTAAAGCTAGAGTTACAAGCTAAGATTAGTGCAGTAAACATTTTGTCATTCTCCTTGTCCTTCTGCATGTTCAATCAAGAAGTCAATGTAATGACGAGCCTTACGCAAATCTTGGATACCATTCTTGTATCGCCAACGTGTGACATACTTGATTATATTACCCTCACAAAAGTCCAACTCATTAGCTAGGATGTAGTCAATGGGTTGAATCTCTTGATTGGTGTAATGGTCACCACCAACTTGGTATTCGGTAGAGTATTTCATATCTTCTCCTTATAGAAAACCTTGACCCACTGTGCGCAGATATCAGAACGAACAATATCTTCTAAGCCAAACTCAATGATGGGGACAGGCAGCATGTGTTTCTTTGCGAGGTGAATTACCTTTGACAAACCATCCGCTTCTTTCAGGTCTGACTGTTGGATATCACCATTCAGAACGATGGTAGATCCTTCACCCACCCTTGTCAAGAGCATCTTCAATTCGTGGGTGGTGATGTTCTGAGATTCGTCAACGATGATGAAGGCATCCTCAAAGCTACGACCACGCATAAGGGCCAAGGGTGCCATCTCAATGTTACCGTTCTTGATTCCTGTTTCTACTGCACCCTTACCCAAGTGCTTCTGTAGAACATCAAGAACAGGCAGCGCCCAAGGGTAAGTCTTCTCTTCGAGTGTACCAGGCAGGTAGCCAATGTCTTTACCTACGGCAACGTGAGGTCTTGTGATGACGATTTTATCAATTTCTTTCGTCGTGTAGAGGTCGGCAGCATAAGTAGCAGTAACATACGTCTTGCCAGTGCCCGCAGGCCCGAGGATAAAGACTTGAGAATTTTCTTTAAGAGCATCTATCAGTGCCTTCTGGTTATCTGTTCGTGGTGTTAAACCTGACGTGGCCTTCTTGTCAGCACCTTTGTAGTTAGTCTTGCGGCGTGTCCGTCGGGGTTTGTCTGGGAAATCATCCATCACAATACAATCAATTGAGCCTCAGTGTAGGGGATGTGGAAGAACTTTTCGCCTCGACGAATGTTTCTGCCGTATGCCTCTCTGAGGTTTTCTTGTTTCAAGAGTGTGTCCTTAATCCGCCAAGCAGATGACAGGTCACGGTTAAAAACGTAGAAATTTAAAACACCATTCACACCTTCATACTTGTCCAAGAGCCTTTGCTTTCTCTCAGGGATACGAATGTCTGCCCAGTGTGTAGGCCAATCACCATCCCATGCTACCTTTACCTCGGCTTCATTGAAGTATGTGTAGCCATGTTTCTGTGACACAACGTCAGCAAAGTAGTCTTCACTCTGGCTAACAATAACGTGGCCCTTCTTTGTCAGGTGATTGACAAGGGCCTCACGGGCAGGGGCATCGTAGGCTTGATAGAGTGCACGATTAAAACTCTTTCGGACTGGTTTCAATGAAGTGTTCCTTCAGTTCTGTGTAACCACCAATAAGCGTACCGTCAGGCTTAAAGATTTGTGGTACTGTTGTCAACCCAGACATCTTTAACAGAGTGAGAACCCACTTGCTACTACCGGATTGCACATTGTATTCGACGTAAGGGATACCAGCACCCTTCATCATAGCTTTAGCTGTGTCACAAAAGTTGCACTGATCTCTGGTGACTATGACCCACATTAGCCTTGTCCTCGTGTTGGTTTATACGAACGTTTCTTGCTCTTGTTCATTGAGCTACGTTTGATACGAGAAGGTTTAGCACCTTGTGATGTCTTCTTTGGTCGTGGTTCAGGCTTCCAAACCGAGCCGTAAATCTTTGCCATAGTGTCTCCTGTTTTTTTTTTGGTGAGCAGTTTACCGTCAATACTCAGGACACGGTGTTACAGCCCTAGCAGTGGGTTGACAACTGTTTCCAAGATGCCAAGTACCGCAAAGAATGCCGTAAATAATTCAATACCAGTCACGTTAGTTTCCTTTAGGTTAGATCTACGATCTCACAAGAGTCACCAGAGCAAGCAAATGTCTGGCTCGACTTAGTGGTATCTTCTTTCTCATACTCCGAAAGCTTTGCCCAGTCAATAGCCTTCGGCATAAGAGCTAGAAGTTCTTCATACTCAGACTTGCCTACGTCTTGGTAGGGTGCCTGCTGATATCTGTGCTCGTTGTAGGGCAGGAAAGAAACACCAGACATTTCGTCAAAGTGTTCATAGACAAATGCACCTACCTCGAACCACTCGTTCTTCTTCACGTTGATGGTGACAGACGGTTT